CCACGTGGTGGAGACCATGCGCTTTGTCATGGACGCGATTAAAAACGCCAGGGCAAGGTGCAAGGACCCGGTCATCATGGTCGAGCAGCGCCTGGACTTCAGCACCTGGGTGCCCGAAGGCTTTGGCACGGGAGACGTGGTGATCGTCACCGACGGCCTGGTTGAGGTGCTTGATTTGAAGTATGGCAAGGGCATTTATGTGAACGCCGTAGGCAACAGTCAAATGCGGCTTTACGGTTTGGGCGCATTCAATGAGCTCAGCCACCTGTACGACATCACCCACGTTGCGATGACCATCATGCAGCCGCGTCTAAACAACTGGGGCAGCGAGACCCTGTCAGCCGAGTCTTTGCTGGCCTGGGCCAATAATGAAGTTGTTCCCAAAGCCAAGCTGGCTTGGACCGGTGATGGTGTTTTTGTTGCAGGTGATCACTGCACCAGCTGCTTTTGCAAGGCGCGCTACACCTGCCCGGCGCGGGCCGAGCAGTCGCTGGCCGTGGCTCAAGTTGAGTTTGGCCTCATCGAAGATGCCAAGCCACCGATCCCTCAATCGTTGTCGGTCGAGCGCATTGCGCAGCTGTTGCCCAAAGCCGATATGGTGATTGATTGGTTCAACGATTTGAAGGCGTACGCACTTGATCAAGCAACCAATCACAACAACATCGTGCCAGGGTTTAAGCTGGTCGAGGGCCGGGCAAATAGAAAGTACAGCAACCAAGATGACGTTGCCGCCAAACTCAAGGCGGCCGGCATCGACGAGGCTGTAATGTTCGAGCGCAGTCTTCTTGGCATCACTGCCATGGAAAAAGCGATCGGCAAGAAAGTGTTCACCGAAGTGCTGGGCGGTCTGATCGTCAAGCCCGAAGGTAAACCAACGCTGGTGCCTGTCGAAGACAAGCGTCCAGCTCTCGCTTCAGCAGCAACCGCTGCCGAAGATTTTTTGTAAATCAGTAAGAAAGTTTTTTATGTCTACCACTAAAGTTGTTACCGGCAAAGTCCGTTTGTCATACGCGTTTTTGTTCGAGGCCCGCGCACCACGCGAGAACCCCGAAGGTGAAAAGAAGTTTTCCACAAGCATCTTGATCCCCAAGACTGACAAGGAAACTCTGACCAAGATCAAGGCCGCGCAAGAGGCAGCGATCGCAGCCAAATGGCCAGGCAAGCGCCCAGCCAAAATCGCCATGACTTTACACGACGGCGACGGCGTGAAAGAGAAAACAGGCGAGCCATACGGTCCTGAATGCAAAGGCCACTACGTCATGGCAGTGTCGTCCAAAATGCGTCCAGGGATTGTTGACACCGACATGAACAAGATCATCGATTCGTCGGAGATCTCAAGCGGCGACTATGCGCGCGTCTCGATCAATGCCTACGCTTACGACGTGAGCGGCAACCGTGGCGTGAGCTTTGGCCTGGGCAACGTGCAATTCCTGTCCAAGGGCGAGCCTTTGGGCGGATCCACCCGAGCCGAAGACGACTTCACCGCAGTCGACGACGACTTCCTTTCCTAAACCTTGAGAGAAAATTATGAACGAGCAACCCATTGTCAACCTTCAGTTTACACCCCCTGGCGCCGAGCTGATGATTGCCGCTCTGCGCAAACTGCCGCATGAGCAGGTCGATGGTTTGGTGCAGCAAATCTTTGCCCAGTACCAAGCAGAAGTGAAGCGCCTGCAGGCCGATGCCGAAGCAGCTCAGCGCCAGCTGGACGCTGAAGTGAGCGACGTTCAGGCCAAGGCCGAGTAAATTTCGCAACAAAGCGGTGTTATGAGAACCGCTGCGATGACACCCCGGAAAGACGGGGACCTATTGGAACAACATGACCACCTTACGAATTGACCTTGAAACCTACAGCGACGTGGACCTGCGCAAATGCGGTGTGCACAAGTACGCTGCAAGCCCCAATTTTCAAATCATGTTGTTTGGTTTCAAGTATGGGGACGGGCCCGCGCGCGTCATCGACCTGATGGCCGGCGAGAAAATTCCCGATCACATTGTGAGCGCGCTGTACGACCCAGTTGTACAAAAGACCGCGTACAACGCAGCCTTTGAGCTGACCTGTTTGAACCGGCACTTCGATGTGCCCATGGAGATTGAGCAGTGGCGCTGCACCAGTGTGCACGCCCTGTATCTGGGCATGCCCGGCAACCTGGCTGATGTTGGCAAGGTCGTCGGCCTGCCGCTCGAAAAGCAAAAGATGTCAATCGGGTGGGCTCTGATTCGCTATTTCTGCTTGCCCTGCAAACCGACCAAAGTCAACGGCGGGCGCACACGCAACTTGCCCCACCATGACGCCGCCAAATGGCAGCTGTTCAAAGACTATTGCGCGGCAGACGTGGAGGCCGAGGCCGCCATCGCGGCCAAGATTGACAAGTTCCCAGTGCCCGGCAAAGAGTGGACCCTTTGGCACTTGGATCAAAAAATGATGAACCGGGGCGTGATGGTTGACCGATATCTGGTCGACGCCGCGATCGAGTGCGACACCATTTTCAAAGAGCGTTTGACCAACGAGGCTGTCAAGCTGACCGGGTTGGACAACCCCAACAGCCGAAACCAATTGATGGATTGGTTGAACGAAGAGCTCAAAGAAGGCGAAGAAGCCATCACCGATGTCACCAAAAAGACCGTGCAGCGTTTGTTGGGGGACACCTCGACCGATGTAATTACCCGCGTGCTGCAGATCCGCCAGGAGCTGGCCAAGACAAGCGTGTCCAAATTCCACGCGATGGCCAGAGCGATGGATGACAACGACGATTGCGTGCGCGGCCTTACCCAGTTCTATGGCGCCAACCGCACAGGCCGATGGGCCGGCCGCATTGTGCAGGTGCAGAATTTGCCTCAAAACAAACTCAAGGACATCGACCTGGCGCGCAACCTGCTGAAGGCTCGCGAGTACGACCTGCTGGAGACCTTGTTTGGCAATGTGCCTGACACGCTCTCACAGCTCATCAGGACGGCGTTTGTTGCCCGGCCAGGGGCTAGGTTCATCCCAATTGATTTCAGCGCCATTGAGGCCCGTGTGATTGCTTGGCTGGCCTGGTGTGAGTGGCGCCTTGATGTGTTCAAAACACACGGCATGATCTACGAAGCCTCGGCTTCGGCCATGTTCAAGGTCCCGCTGGATTCGATCCAGTACAAAGGCGCCGACGGCAAGAAACACAAGGGCGTGAACTATGCGCTTCGGCAGAAGGGCAAGATCTCCGAGTTGGCTTTGGGCTACCAAGGCGGGGCCGGCGCGCTGAAAACCATGGGCGCGCTGGAGATGGGGATCGCTGAGGATGAGCTGGACGGTATCAAGGATGCTTGGCGCACGGCCAACCCCGAGATCGCCAGCTTTGATCACCGCAACCCCGGCCTGTGGCTCAAGTGCGATACGGCATCCAAGCAGGCGGTGGCCAACCGCACCAGCGTGACCGTGCCGGTGGCCGGTGGCCGGGCGCATCTGGTGTTTGCTTTGGAGTCCGGGTTCTTGACGATCAAGCTGCCGTCTGGGCGCAAGCTGTACTACGTGAAACCACGTATAGAAGCCGAGGACCTGGTGCGCGAGAACAGCAAGACCGGCAAACCGTTTGTGGTGGCCAGCGCCGGGTCGCTGACCTACGAAGGCCTGGACCAAAAGACCAAGCAGTGGACGCGACTGTCCACATACGGCGGCAAGCTGGTGGAGAACATCACCCAAGCGATCGCGCGGGATTGCATGGCCGAGTCGATGCTGGCTTTGGATGAAGAAGATTACGAACAGCTGTTCACGGTGCACGATGAAGACGTGCTGGAGATGCCGATTGGCAAAGGGTCTTTGGCTGAGGCTGAAGAGATCATGGGCCGGAGCCTGCACTGGGCGCCAGGTTTGCCTTTGCGGGCCGATGGATTCGAGACACCCTATTACATGAAGGAGATCGATTGATGACTGAACAAAGCGCGCTAAATGTACAGGTCGGGGGAAGCCATTACAAAAAGATGGCAATCCAACCGGTGGAATACATCCACGCAAACAACATTCCTTTTATTGAGGGTTGCATCATCAAGTACGCGTCTCGATGGCGCGACAAAGGCGGAATAAAAGACCTGGAAAAAATCAAACACTTTGCCGATTTACTAATTGAACTTGAAAGCAAGACATGACCGTTCGTGAGCGCATGCCCCAGGCGGCGGTGGATGAGATGTCTGCGCGCATGGCTGAGATCTTGCAGCAGCGCGCTGCCCTTGAACACGAGGACCTTGGGTATGTGGTCGAGGCGGTGTCCAAGCTTAAAGATGAAAAGCTCAAGGGCTTGATCGCTGAGCTGATTGGCTGGGGGGATGACGAACGAGCCGAGCTTGAAAGCTTCATTGCCGTGGCCATCGAGGTCATGCGCAAGACCAACCCATCAAAATTGCGCGAAGCCACACGCATTGTGGAGCTGCGTTATTTACTCAAAAAAGTTAACTAAAACAGTAAGTCTTGCAAATGTCATTTTGAACAATTAGGATAACCGTGCGGCAATTGTGCCGCGATAAACATCGGAGCTGCTATGTACAAATTGGAAATTGAATTGGGCTGGTTGGGTAACGGCAAGTTGACTATTGAGACTGCCGACTTTGACATCATCGAAGTTCTCAAAGAATTCGTTGAGTTTCAAGAAACCGAAGGTTGGATCGGCGCATGGGAAGGCGCTTCCTTTGAAGACCTGGAAGAGTCTGAAGAAGATGAAGAGGAAGAAGAAGAAGAAGCCGAAGAAGAAGTTACAGAGTAACGTCAATCACACGGCCTCGGAATTGTATGGAATCGGGGCCGTGTGTTGTCACCAGTTCAGGCAGCAACAATTGACCGTTAACAAATGTCAGCACCGCAAACCCACTGCGCCAGTTGAGTGGCCCTTGCTCGGTATAGTCTTCAAACTGTGGTCCGTAGGGCTCTGCAAGCGTACCCGTATCAATGCCATACCGCACCCCGTTGTAATCCGAAAAAGGCGTGACCTTTAAGCTGTGCAAGTGACCTGTAACTATGTTTTTTCCTGACCAAATTGTGTTGTTGTGAGTGGCGTGAATGCCACCTTTAAAGCGATGCTTAACAACTGTGCCCTCGTTGATCCACACAGCCCAGCATGCGTCCCAATTTGGGAAGTGGTCTTTTAAAGTAAACCCTTTAACGTGTTCGTATTGCGGCGCGTTGGCAGCCAAGAAGGTTTCAAACCGTGCATCGTGGTTGCCAAGGGGAAACATAAGTTTGACGTTGTGACGAGCTTTTTTGGCGGTTTCCTCAATGTATCCCATCGAGATCGTACAGGCTTTGAGTTCCTCCATCACGTTAGGCGTTTTCTGCCAACCAATGCGCGGATGGCGGCTGATACCAGCCCCGTCAAAAATGTCACCGTTGGCGATCACCGCGTTGGGTTTGAGTTCTTTTATGGCCCACAACAAACCTTTGAA